TTTTTTGCCGATGGCTAGCGAGCGCTGCGATGCTGATACAATGACGTCTCAGCGCTCGCGAGTGAGTAGGTCTTTGAAAATTTGGAAGAAACAGTTAAGCTGGCCATGCAAGGCATGACATGGACTGGCCATATTCGATCCAAAACGCGGCACCGCTCGCAGAACGCCGTGCCGATTCAGAAATGGCGCGGCGGGGCGAGGGGGCTGTGATCCGTGGTTCTGTGCCACGGCCTCATTGAAGCGCGGCTCGATGTCGGTGATGCGGCCCACGGCCGCGTGATCCGTGGTTCTGTGCCACGGCCTCATTGAAGCGTATCTGGCAGCGACCTCGCCGAACACGACATCGGTGATCCGTGGTTCTGTGCCACGGCCTCATTGAAGCAAGTCCACCACGGTCTGGAGGTCCGCGTTCAGCTTCGTGATCCGTGGTTCTGTGCCACGGCCTCATTGAAGCGTAAGCAAACACGGTGCCAGCCTTGCCGCCGATGGCATGTGATCCGTGGTTCTGTGCCACGGCCTCATTGAAGCGAGCGGACCGGACGCCCAGAGGGGTCGCGCTCCGGGTGATCCGTGGTTCTGTGCCACGGCCTCATTGAAGCTGGCCGGGGCCGTAGGGGTTCGTGGTCGCCCGGTAGCGTGATCCGTGGTTCTGTGCCACGGCCTCATTGAAGCAGAGGGATGCCGCCGATGGGCTGGGCCTCGCACCAGTGATCCGTGGTTCTGTGCCACGGCCTCATTGAAGCCCGCACCCTGCTGCGCCGCTTCTGCCTTATGCTACTGTGATCCGTGGTTCTGTGCCACGGCCTCATTGAAGCATTTTGTTGCCATCGCTTGATCTCCTGCTGCTATCTGTGATCCGTGGTTCTGTGCCACGGCCTCATTGAAGCAAAGCGAAAGGTATCAAGTAATGGCTCAGGTTTCTGGGTGATCCGTGGTTCTGTGCCACGGCCTCATTGAAGCTCGCCGCACGTCCTCTTGGTGCGTCTTGCGAATTCTTGGTGATCCGTGGTTCTGTGCCACGGCCTCATTGAAGCTTCTTTGGTCGCGCCTTGGACTACCTGCGGATTCCGTGATCCGTGGTTCTGTGCCACGGCCTCATTGAAGCTTGGCCTGACGGAAAAGCAAGTCACCGTCCTCGCAACGTGATCCGTGGTTCTGTGCCACGGCCTCATTGAAGCTGGGCGACCTCTGCCAGTGTAGGCCTCCAACCCTCCAGTGATCCGTGGTTCTGTGCCACGGCCTCATTGAAGCGTTTACGGCTGGCTCTTGAACAGGGTAGTGATATGAGGTGATCCGTGGTTCTGTGCCACGGCCTCATTGAAGCGAGAATCTAATGGCCGAAAAGAAGCTTTCTCTGAGGGGTGATCCGTGGTTCTGTGCCACGGCCTCATTGAAGCAATATCGGGCTCGCATCAAAACGTAGATATTTCGACGTGATCCGTGGTTCTGTGCCACGGCCTCATTGAAGCAAGAATTTAGAGCTCTAGAGGAACGCTCAGCAAGGGAGTGATCCGTGGTTCTGTGCCACGGCCTCATTGAAGCTGGTCCTGAAGCGCCCGGGTCTGGGGGACCTGGCGGTGATCCGTGGTTCTGTGCCACGGCCTCATTGAAGCAAGCCTAGTGCTGAGGATGAGCGGCATATCTGTGACGTGAAGGATTTCAATCACGTCCAGATTTTCCTTGGCATCCCGGAGGGCTACCGGGCGGTTGATCCTTCGACGGTGAAGCCGTCGATGGTGCCGACTAAAGAAGAAGCGGCTCAAATCGAACAGGCCCAAACGCTCGCGCCCGTTGAGGATGGGCAGGCTGCGGATGAGCAGGATGAGCCGGTTCCGGATGATGACCGGGAATACTGGGCTGCGCAGTATGAGGCGCGCTTTGGGCGCAAGCCACACCACAAATGGCGCGTGGAGCGTATCAAGGCTGAGTTGGAGGCTTAATGCCTATCCTCGTGGCCGATCTTCTCCGCCGGGCTGCTACGGTCCTGCAAGACTATGAGCGCAGGCCGGACGGCCAGCGTTTTGTCCGCTGGACAGAAGATGAGCTTATCGACTGGGTGAATGAGGCGGCTGAGCAGGTTGTCTCGCATCGCCCGGCGGCGGGGGCGGTCACGGTTCCGCATGCGCTGGTTCTGGGGGCGCTTCAGCAGATTCCTGCCGATGGGGTGATGCTGTTGGACGTGCCCCGGAACCTTTCAGGCAAAGCCATTCGGCGCGTGGATCGAAGCCAACTGGATGATTCCCGCCCGGATTGGTACGACATGAAACCGTCCGACACCATCCGGCACTTCTGCACCGATGATCGGAGCCCCAAGACTTTCTATGTCTACCCGCCGGCAAAAGAAGGCGTGCAGGTGGAATTAGTCTATGCCCGTGTCCCGCCGAAGGTGGAAACGCAGGACGACGAGCTGGATATGGACCGCGTCTATACCGGGGCACTGGTGAATTACATGATCTACCGGGCGGCGTCGAAGGATTCCCAATATGCCAATGGCGCCGTTGCTGCGGCGTTCTATCAGGCGTTCCAAGCGGCTTTGGGCGCGAACAACGAAGCGCAGGGCGGCTATTCTCCGAAGGGGGTGCTCGATGAAGCCCCTTGATCCCATTCTGAAGATTGTCCTGCCCAGGGCCAATCATTGCCCGGAGCCGATTGCCATTGACTCAATCCGGACGGCGGCGATTACGTTTTGCGAAAGGACCAAGCTTTGGCGTTCCAGCGACAAGTTCAAGGTCTCGAACGGCTGTAACGTCGTTGCCGTGCCATATGGTGCAGTACTGCACCAAATCGAATCTGCCCGGTTTGACGGGAATCCGCTTGAGCCGGTGTCGCTGTCTTGGCTGGAAGAAAACTATCCCCATTGGTGCGAGGTTGAGGGGATTGGTGCCAAATACATTACCCAGGTGGAGCCTGGAACCGTGCGCGTTGTGCCGTCCGCGAGCGGGGAGCTTGCGCTGACCACCATTCTCAAGCCATCGAACGACGCGGAAGAGCTGGAGGATTTCCTGATTGATCTTTATGCCCGGACGCTTGCAGACGGCGCGCTCGCGGAGATTTTGGCGATCCCCGGACAGATGTTCTCAAATCCGGATTTGGCCGTGTATTACGGCAACCGTTTTGAGCGCGAGCTGAGTTCGCTTAGCTCGCAATACGTTCGCGGACAGCAGCGGGCGCCGATTCGCATTACCCCCCAGTTTTTTTAAGGAGGCGATATGTCAGCCGCATCGAACTATCTCGAAAACGCCATCGTCAACGCGACGCTGCGCGGTCAAACGTTCCCGTCTATTTCTGGTGTGTATGTTTCGCTGCACACGGGCGACCCCGGCGATACCGGCGCCAATGAGGTTAGCACGACTGATTGGCCGTCCTATGCGCGCCAGGACTCTACCAAGGGGGACGGCTCTTTGGCCGATGCGTGGGCCGTCCCGAGCAATGGCGTTACGTCGAACACCAAGCAACTGCTCTTCCCGGTGTTTAACGGCGGGAGCAGCTTGCAGTTGACGCATTTCGGCCTGTGGGATGCCTCAAGCGGCGGCAACCTGTTGATTGCGTCGTCGCTGGATGTGCCGCGCACGATCCAGCCTGGGGATGTGTTCGTGGTGGATATTGGCAAGCTGACCGTCCAAGTCCTGTAATGAACCGTACTCCGCTCAACGCCATTCCTCTCAATGGGAACATCTATGTTCCCATGGGTGGGGCTGCGCTCATTGAAGCGGTGGCAACGCTGCCGATCCTGTATGGCGTTGGGCTGACTGGGCAGGCGCAAGCGCAGTTTGCTTCGACGCTTGACCTGTATAAGCGGTCGCGGCCCGGCGTCTCGACTGCCTCAATCGTGCTGCAAGGCGATGGCGACGGATTCCTCGCCCCGCATATCCAGGGCGAAGGCGAGGCCAGCGTTGCGACGGACGGCAGCTTGTCTGCCAACCTGTACTTTGGCCCGTCGCTTCATGCGCCCATCGTCTTTGATGGCGCGAATGAGGGCTACCCGGCAACAGGCCACCAGATTATCGGCACGGCTCCAATCGAGTTTTACTCGGAGCTTGAAAGCAATGTTCGCGCGGCCTCCCATCTTGAGGGGATTGCGAATATCCATGTCGATACGGCCTTGACCGGTCAAGTGGGCCGGACGCATCGACCGTCGCTTTCGGCGACGTTCTGGATTGCGCCGACGGCATATGCCAACTTGCAAATGTCCACGGGCGGCGATGCAAAAATCAGCGTCGATGGTGAGCTTGCGCCAAGCTTCGGCGGGAAGCTCCCGCTCGCCGGGCGCGTTTCGTTCGGGCTGCATGGGCGGCTTGCCCCGGATTGGTGGCGGCATGTGTACGGGAGCGCAACGTCCGAAATCAAGATCGAGGCCAAGGCAGGATTGGGTTATCCGCCGATCCCTGGCGATTACGTGCCAGCGCATCCCAACTGGCGTTTAGTCGTTGGGGCGGATGATTGGAAGTTTGTCGTGCCGAAGGATAGGAGACTGACATGAGGCTCGGCGTGCGTCGTAAGAGTGCGGCTGACCGGCGCGATGCCGATGTGGATTTCGGCGTGTGGCTGCCGGAAGGGGATGCGCTGACCGATGCGATTGCTTCCGTGGAGCCGGATGGTTTGGTGTTGCATAGTGTTCAACTGCACGACACTATCGCTAAGGTATGGCTTTCCGGCGGGGAGCCGGGTGAGTGTTACACGGTGAAGGTCGTGGCGACGACAGCGGAAGGCCGTATCAAGGAGGCTTGTTTCCAGGTTCATGTGACGGAGTGCTAGATGGAAGTCGTACTTGCAAACAATGCATCCAGCACACTTCAAGCCGGGATTGAGCCTGAAGATACGGTCATCCAGGTGCGCGCCGGAGACGGGGCGAAATTCCCTGTCCTTTCCGCCGGGCAGTTCTTCCCCCTGACTATCGTATCGACGGACGGCAATTCCGAGATCGTCTATGTGGTCGAGCGCAACTGGGACACCTTTATCGTCCTGCGCGGGCAGGAAGGCACGTCTGCGCGCTCATTCCCGTCCGGCTCTGTCGTAGAGCTTCGCCTGACGAAGGGCGTGCTTGACCAATTTGCTCTTCTCGGGAAGCAAGCCAGCTTTTCGCAAATTTCGGCCTCTGATGGCGCTCAACTTGGGGGGTGGCGGTTTACGTTGGCCGGAGATGGATCGCTTGAAATGCGCTGGGGCGAGTCCATCCCGTATTTCATCATGACGCCGGAAGGGCTGCCGCTTTTCTGGAAGATGCCGATGAGCAGCGGCCGGATTTTCGATGCCTTCCCGCCTGGGACTCGCATGGTGTTCCAGCAGGAAACAGCGCCCATTGATTGGGTGAAGATCACCGGGATACATGATTTCGCGCTGCGGCTCGTTGAGGGGAATGTAGGCGTTGGTGGCGCGCATCCGTTCTCGGTTGTTTTCGGGTTGCGGTACATCGGTCATGAGAACCTGCCTAACGTTCCGCTTTACGGCGGCACGAACTGGGCTGGGGATCATGCCCATGAATACGGCTACTACCGCGGGCCGTCTGGGTCTGGCGGGAATGGCGGCCAGGTACACGCCTCTACCTTAAACACTGGTTGGACGAGCGTTGCGGGGGGCCACGGCCACGATGTCACCGTCTGGCTTGGTGGCCAGGGCTTGCCGTTGGATTTCAGACCTTACTACGTGGATGTGATTCTGGCTCAGAAACAATGACGCCGCATGCTGTTGAAGGGCGCATTTGCCCGTTTCATCGAAAGGATGTGTCGAAGGTTTGCCACAAGTGCCCATTGTGGGTGCGCGTGCGCGGGCTTCATCCGCAGACTGGCGAAATGCTGGACGAGTGGCAATGTGCTTTTACTTGGGTTCCTGTCCTGATGATTGAGTCCGCCCGGCAGACGAGCCAAGCCGGGGCTGCGATTGAATCGTTCCGCAACGAGGTTGTTCGTGCGACCACCGAGACGCTACGGTTACTGTCTGTAGGCTTGAGCAGGGTTGGCTCGGATCGCATGGTGCAGCACAATACAGTAGGAGATAACGATGGGCTTGAAACTGGCAAATAACGCGAGCGGCCTTTTGGCGGCCGGCGTGAGTGACAGCGCAACGACGCTGACCTTGCAGGCTGGCCACGGCTCGCGTTTCCCCACGATTAGCGCCCCGGGCGACTTTTTCCCGATTACTGTCGTGCGCGCTCAAAATCCGTCGCAATACGAGAACATGCTTGTGACGGGCAGGACCGGCGATACGCTGACGGTCCAGCGTGAGCAAGAAGGCACGGCGAGGCTCTCGTTCAGCCCGGGCGATATTGTTGAGCTTCGTTTGACCGCGGGGACGCTGGAAGACAACTTTCCGCAAATGTCCAACCGGGCAGCCAAGAATTTCAAATTCAGCATTGCCGTTGCTGACGGGAAAGACAAGCTTTCATTCACCGGGCCTAACTCGACCGAGACCATTCTCCTGCAAAGTGACGCGCAGACCAACGCGCTGGATGCGACCGCCGGGCGATTGCTGAAGGTTGGCGCGTTTGGGTTGGGGGTGACGTCCAGTCAACCCCAATGGCCCCTTTCGGACCTGGATGACATCCCGGCAAGTGTCCCGTCCGGCATGTATTGCACAACCGGCTCGCACACGAACAAGCCCGAGGATTTGTGGGGTGAAATCCTTTGGATGCGGCATACAGCCGACACGGCATTTATGCTGTATGCGCACCCCGATTCAAGCGCACCTAGGTTGTTTTTTAGAGTGTTCCGTTCCGGGTCATGGGGATCGTGGCAAGAAATCCCTTATGATGGCCGCCTCAAAACCGTCGGCGGGCAGTCGCTGATTGGGAACGGGGACATCCTCGGCAACGTCGAGAACTATCCCCCGGCCTCACAGAGCGAAGCGGAGGCTGGCGCTGCCAACGACCGTTACATGACGCCGCTTCGGACCAAGCAGGCGATTGATGCGCTTGTCTATCCCCCGGCCTCACAGAGCGAAGCGGAGGCTGGCGCTGCCAACGACCGTTACATGACGCCGCTTCGGACCAAGCAGGCGATTGATGCGCTTGCGCCAAAGCCGATAGGTGACGGCCAGACATGGCAAGACCTAAAAACATCACGTGCTTTTAAAACAACATACACCAACACGACTGGCAGACCAATTGCCGTTGCTGTAACGGGGCATTCGCCATCCGGAGCAACCATAGCATTGTGGGCCGTCGTGAACGGTACGCAGATATATCCTGGTTCGCCGGGCCACGATGGGGGTACTAGTTTTTTGTTCTTTATTGTGCCTCCCGGAGCTACATATTCCGTGATCTTTAGTGGTGCTAGTTCCTTGTCCTTGGGAAATTGGTCGGAGTTGCGATGAAATACTACAAGCATCCTGAAACTGGCGAAGTATTCGCCTATGAAAACGAACAGGAGCGCGAGCAGTGGGGCGCGCCCGAGCTTGTCGAGATGACGTCGGAAGAAATCGAGGCGCATTTGAATCCGCCGCGAGTGGAGCCTGTGCCGCAACAGGTTACCCGTGCCCAAGGTAAGGCTGCACTTATTCAGGCCGGGCTTTGGCAAGGCGTGCTCGATTACGTCTCGTCCATCGAGGATGAAACGCAACGCGCACTGGCCGAGGTCGCGCTACACGACACGCTGCATTGGGAGCGGTCGAGCCCGTTTTTGAACGCGGCGGCGTCTGCGCTCGGGCTCGCCGACGAGCAGCTTGACGATCTTTTCCGGCAAGCGGCGGAGATCGTGCTATGACTGAAGCATTGATTTTTATTGGCCTCGTTATCGCGTTCTTGCTGTTCTACATGGTCTGGAAGCTGCGCGGCCAAGACTGGCGCGAGTACTTCAGCACAGAGGACGGCAAGGGGATTTTGAAGGGCATCGTGCTTGCCGTGCTGGCTTGCGCTGTCATTGCGATCATGAGCCTTGTCTTTCCGGCAAATGCCAATGCGGGGACGTGGTTCAATGACGCGAGCGTCTTTGCCGGGATCGACTACACGAAGAAGCTTTCCCCGATGTGTAGGCGAAACAGTACGGATGATCGCGGAACGTCAAATCTTGGCCTGCGGCTCAACATTTGGGAATCCGACTCAAGCCGTGTGCGTGTGAATACGAAGTACACGCATCATAGCTGTGTGTTGGGCGTCGATGATAGAAGCTATGACGCCGTAGGTGTTGAGGTCGAATATCGCCTTTGGGAGCGCCGTCGATGATTACGATTCTCGCAACGCTCGGTGTTCTTGCGCTGTTGTTTCTCGCAAGCATCGGCGTGTTTGTGCTCTATCACATTTTCCGCCCGAAGCGCGAGCCTGCGGACGCGTCCAACCGCATCAATCATATTCGGCTGGTGTGGTTCGTGACCTGAGTATGGAACTTGTAGCCAATCAGGCAGTGAGTCCGGGGTGGATGGTATCGGGTTCCGACCAGTTCCGGCGAACGGTCGCCGGGGGCTTGT